GATGAATTGGATTACAGTCAGTTTGTTATGCGTAATGGGAATCATATTGAGAGAAGACCTGGTACTGTTAATTTTAGTATTTTAGGTAGAGATAGTGATCCTTCTGTTGGTAGAGATGAATATATTAGATGGGATAAAGATACTAATGAGAGAGCAGACATAGCAGATAGACTTAAGAGTGCATTCCCTGGATTGACTATTGCCCTTGGAGGTCAGACAGGTCTTGATATTGGACCTTATGGTAGTGATAAGAGTCAAATATTAAGAGACTTTTCTCAGGATGATGAGTTACATTTCTTTGGTGATAGGATGGAACCAGGTGGAAATGATTGTTCTTTGGCCAAAGCAGTAAAAGAGATGGGCGGTTATCCGTATTCTGTTAGAGAGTGGGCGGATACCAGAACCATATTATTGGGTATTCACTAATAGTACCTAATAGTAAAGTGTTATAATTAATTATGATCGCCGTAAGGGATCATAAAACACAAACTCGCTTAACAAGGAGCTACTATTATGGGCAACCTAGCAACGTATCACACTGCCAACCTTCCAGAATTGATGAAGGTGATAAGACAAAATGGCATAGGGATGGATGACTACCTAGATAAATTTTTTAATGCACCAACGCAAACGTCAAACTATCCACCATACAATCTAGTACAATTAAACAATCATGAATCACGGCTTGAAATCGCCCTTGCGGGATTTAAGAAAGATGAAGTATCCGTCTATACGGAGTTTGGAAAATTATATGTGGAAGGCAAAAAAGAAGAATCAGAAGTTGATGGAGAATTTATCCATAAAGGATTGGCCCAGCGGTCTTTCAATAGGGTCTGGACAATCACAGATGATACCGAGATACGAGGAGTCAGATTTGATGACGGATTATTGGTCGTAGAATTAGCAAAAATAGTTCCAGAGCATCATGCTCGTAAGGAATACCTCTAAATATGGAGGTGGTAAGGGGACCGCCCTATTACCGAAATGCATTTCAAAAACGGGAAGGGGTGGTTGCAAAATCACCCCTTTTTTGCTATAATAAAATTACATAGGTAAATAAAATGTCAATTAAAATAGCCCTATTAAAATCTGGCGAAACTTTGATTGCAGACATCAAGGAATTGGTTGCTGGGGAATCAGAAGAAGAAAGAAAAAATGTACATGGTTACTTGTTTGTTAAACCAAAAAAGGTGGATTTAGCTGCACCAGTTTTTCTTACAGAGAATAGTGATTCTGCAGAAGAATCATCAGTTCAGGTTTCCCTTAGTTCTTGGTCTCTTATAAGTAAGGATACTGAGTTTGTAATTCCAAAGGATTGGGTTGTAACTTTTATGGAACCTGCTGATAGGTTGTCGCAAATGTATGAGGAAGCAGTAAATGATTAAGTGTTTGGTATTAAAAATAGGTGTAACTTTAATTAGTGAAATAACTGAAGTTGGTGCTGAAGTTGGTGAACCTGATTGCCAATTAGTCAATCCATTTAGGATTACTGACGAGGGAGTTTTTCTTCGTTGGCCACAGTTTACAGATCAGAGAACATTAATGATGCAGTCTGATTGTATTTTGACTATTGTTGATCCTAGTGAGGATATTTTAAAGGAATATAAGGAGGCTCTTGGGTGAAAGTATTAAGTATTGATCTTGATTATATAATGGCTCCTTGCATTGAGCTATATCATGGTTTGCAGTGGTGTGAAAATCCCAATTCAAGATGGAGTGGATTATATGATAATACTAATTTTAAGGAACATCAATTTTATATTGACCAAGGAAATCTTCTTTATTGTTATGATTTATTTTTAAAGGCATTGGGTAATTGTAAGAGTGTTTCATTTGGTTATGAGCATGATGAATTGCTTTATACACTTCAAGATAAAGAAGATATAGAAATCATTAATATTGATCATCATGATGATGTATTTGGTGAAGATTATGAGGGTAATATAGAGAGAGAATATGTTGGATTAGTTGAACATGATAGAGTTAATGAAGGTAATTGGGGTGCTTGGCTACATCTTCAAAAGAAGTTAGATTCTTTTATTTGGATTCGCAATGAAAGTAGTCGTAATTTTCATCAACATAATGATCTTAATATGGAAGTATTAGGAAAGAAATATAAAGCATTTTTAAGAGATGATTATGAATTTGAAGATTATAACTTCGATCATATATTTGTGTGTCTATCTCCGCAATATGTGCCCAAAAATCATTGGCATTATTTTACAATGTTCATAATGGCATATGAACAGATTACTGGTAAAACAGTTGATATTAATTCTTTTGCTAAAAGAAAATTTGAGTATGAAATTCGCCACAATCAGGTAACCAATGAGATTTTACACAAACGTCCAAATGGTGGGTGACCAATTTTTGGTCCGTGGTTATGAAAATGGAAAACACTTTGCAACCAGAGAAAAATTTTATCCAACCCTTTTTGTTCCGTCAAAAAAGAAAACCAAATATCAGACTCTTAATGGTGAGTATGTAGAATCAGTTGAACCTGGTTCTGTTAGAGATTGTCGTGAGTTTATAAAGAGATATGATGGTGTAGAGAATTTTAAAATATATGGTAATGAGAGATTTATTTACCAGTATATTTCTGATACTTATTCTCAAGATGAGATTAAGTTTGATACGACTAAGATTAAAATAACAACACTTGATATTGAGGTTAAATCGGAGAATGGATTTCCTGATGTAGAATCTGCTGCAGAAGAGATACTTCTTATATCAATTCAGGATTATAATACAAAGGAAATAATAACTTGGGGATTGGGTCCATTTAATAATAAGCAGAAGAATGTAACGTACAAATCCTTTACAAGTGAGTATGCTCTTTTATCTGATTTTATTAATTGGTGGATGATTGAGGAGAATACACCAGAAGTTATTACAGGATGGAATAGTAAGTTATATGATATTCCATATATGTGTCGTAGGATTGAAAGGATTCTTGGTGAGAAATTATTGAAACGTATGTCACCTTGGGGATTGGTGACTGAGGATAGAACCCATATTATGGGACGTGAACATATCTCATATGATATTGGTGGAGTATCGCAGTTAGATTATCTTGATCTTTATAAGAAGTTTACTTATAAGGCACAAGAATCCTATCGATTGGATTATATTGCTAGTGTAGAACTTGGCCAAAAGAAATTAGATCACTCTGAGTTTGATACTTTCAAGGATTTCTACACAAAGGGTTGGCAAAAGTTTGTAGAGTATAATATAATTGACGTGGAACTTGTTGACCGTATGGAAGACAAGATGAAACTGATTGAACTTGCATTAACTATGGCATATGATGCCAAGGTTAATTATGAAGATGTATTCTATCAGGTTCGTATGTGGGATACTATAATATATAACTATCTTAAGAAAAGGGATATTGTTATTCCTCCAAAAAATAGATCTGATAAAAACGAAAAATACGCAGGTGCATATGTCAAGGAACCGAAACCGGGAAAGTATGATTGGGTTGTCTCTTTTGACCTTAATAGCTTGTACCCTCATCTTATTATGCAGTACAATATCAGTCCAGAAACCCTCATCGAGACTAGACATCCCAGCGCGAGCGTTGAAAGGTTTCTGAATAAAGAGGTTGATATTGGTAGTGAGTATGCAACCTGTGCTAATGGAGCGCAGTATAGGAAGGATGTGCGTGGATTTTTGCCAGAGTTGATGGAGAAGATTTATAAGGATCGGAAGATATATAAAAAGAAGATGCTGGTGGCAAAGCAGGAGTATGAAAAGACCCCCAATAAGACATTGGAAAAGGAAATTGCTCGTTGCAACAACATCCAAATGGCACGGAAGATTCAACTTAATTCTGCTTATGGTGCTATCGGCAATCAGTATTTCCGCTACTATAAATTAGTAAACGCTGAAGCGATTACTATGTCTGGGCAGGTTTCTATTCGATGGATAGAGAATAGAATGAACCAGAAGATTAATAAAATTTTAAAAACTGAAGGTGAAGATTATGTTATTGCTTCTGATACCGATTCCATTTATCTTAATTTGGGTCCTCTGGTTGAGGCTGTATACAAGGGAAGAGAGAAAACTAATGAGGGCGTTGTCACGTTCCTTAACAAGATCTGTGAAATGGAATTTGAGCCTTTTATTGAAGGTGCTTACCAAGAACTGGCATCCTACGTAAATGCTTATGAGCAGAAAATGGTTATGGCACGGGAGAATATTGCTGACCGTGGTATCTGGACTGCTAAAAAACGTTACATTTTAAATGTATGGGATAGTGAAGGAGTCAGGTATGAAGAACCAAAATTAAAAATGATGGGCATTGAGGCAGTTAAATCCTCAACACCAGCACCTTGTCGT